TACAGAAGTTACAGCACTTGCTCAGTACACTGCATCAGAGATTGGTCGCATGGCAAGAGAGCGTGATGAAGCTATTGAAGAGATTGCAGAAGTCTACACACGCATGATGGTTTATACCTTAGAAGAAGGTGACCGCCCAGTAATCATGGTAGGAAAGAAGCCACGCTATGTTACAGCAGATTCCCTTGACCATTCGTTTAGGTTCTTTGCTCTTGACCAAGCAGCCACACCACTATCGAAAGAACTTAAGAAGCGTCAGCTATTAGAACTACTACCAGTTCTCTCACAGCTACAGGTTCCTATGGATAAGATTCGTGAGGAAGTTATCAGAGCATTCGATCTACCTGAAGTATTCTTGGATGTTCCAGAACCGCAAGAGGGTTCAGTAAGAACCAGAGCAGATGCTGTTGGTCCTGAACCAACAACTGATGCAGAAATGTTAGCAGGTGAGCTTGTTAGGCAAGCTCCCTCTATCCCACTACCAATACCGGAGTAACCCTTAATGCCTATCTATAAATATTGTTGTGACGAATGCAAGTACTTTACTGAGAGGATTCTTTCTATGTCTCAGTGTGATGTAGCCCAGAAGTGTGACCACTGCGATGGTGACCTAAAGAAAATGATTACCATGCCAGCCAAGACTGCCTCCTTGTGGGGAGTTGATTGGCGTAGTGGCTTAGGTTCTAACATGTATTCTAAATCACTTGGTGCCCACGTCAGTAGCAAGAGAGAAGAAGAAGACCGTATGCGAGCCAAGGGCTTTGTACCTGAATCTGATTTCGGTGAAGGCTTCATTGATAATCACAGAGAGAAGATGCACAACAAAGAAAGAGAGCAAGCAAAGATCAATGACACTTATGCAGCAAATCTAAAAGAGTTTAATGGGGACAAGATTAAAGCTGTAGAGAAAACATTCCCCGCCCACCAGATGCTAAACGAATCATAAGGAGATTTACAATGGCAAGAGAAATGGAAATCCAGATTATGGGGATGGATTCTAATATGGACCCCAGCCAGATGATGGCACAAGGAGAAGCCGAAGGTATGGTTGACCAACTTCGTAGCGCAGAAGAAGAAGAGATGCAGTCTATCGCACCTACTGGTGACTTTAGTAAGGCAGCTTTAAACAGCCTTGTAAGGGCTCACAACAAAGTAAGTTCTTTATTTGATATGGAGACATACCCTGACTTTTCTGAGGGCTTAGAAGAGTTCCCAGCCCGCTTCGTGCGAGAGCTAATGATGATTGCACAGGCAGTATCTGATGCCATTGACGCAGACATCCTTGATAGTGAGATGATGATTGACCTTGAAGGTGTTAGCTCTGATAGAGACCTAGCCCTATTGGCTGGTCGTTTAGAGAGTATCAGTAAGTCGAAAGACTTTAGACGCTTCTTGAAAGAAGCTACTGGTGAAGAAGAAGAGCCCGAGAAAGAGGAACCTAGTGTTCCTGCCGAAGAAGCGAGCGATGAAGACATCGACGCACTAATGATGGAAAGAATGTAATAACAATATAAGGAGATTATTACCATGAGTGAAGTAACTGAATCTGTTGTCGAAGCCGACAACAACACCGAGGTTGCTGAAGATACAACTACTACCGTAGAAGCATCCGATGTACCAGCCGACGTAGTAGATCAATTTAATATTGATGAATTAATTAATGCCAGCTTTGACGATGACCCTGTAATGAATCAGGAGCATCACAAGATTGGTGTACCATACCAAGAAGTACTTAAGCATATTCCTGAGAATGGACGTAAGGTTATCCAGAACCTTCGTTCTTCTTACACAAAAAAGACACAAGAGATTGCAGCTATGAGAGCGGACCTTGACGCACAGCGTGCTGATTTGATTCGACAGAAAGAACTACTAACTACTGGAGCATTCAGAGAGAATGTAGATGCTAAGGCTAACAGCACTGAAGAGTATGACATTTGGGATAGTGCTGGTAGACAGAAAGAGATTGAGCGTCAGGCAGCAAAGATGATGCAACAGATGATTGCCCCACTGCAACAGGAAGTACAGGTACAGCAGAGAGAGATTGAACTTCAGAAGTTTAAGACTGCTCACCCAGATCTAAAAGAACATAGGCTTGGTATTGCTAAGTTGCTAAATGAAAGAGAAGATCTAAAACTAGAAGATGCTTACTGGTTGGTCAAAGGTAGAGCCGCTGAAGCTGAGGCTCGTGAAGCAAGAGAGAACAAGTTAACCAACAGAGCTAACTCCCGCGAAGGTCTATACAAGACCTCCAACGGAACTAATGTTTCTCCCAAGAACATCAAAGCTCCCAAGTTTAAGTCTGCTTGGGAAGCTTATCAATATCACCGCAGTCAAGGAAGAAAATAAACTTTACTTGACACCGACTTTATTATTGAGAACTCGTCCTTCTTTTGTTGTAAGCATCGTAAGATTACCTGACATAAATGCGGACAAACCTTTTAATAATAACTTCGCAAGAACACTTAGTATTAACAGACTATCCCATTTAACTAACTAACAAAAAAGGAAACAAATCAAATGGCTATTTCAAATGATCTGCTGTCCTCTACCCTTTACTCTATCCGTGATAGTGAGGTAGACCAGCTTTACCGTAAGACCGCATTCCTCGACCTCTGCAAGCAGAACGGTGGAATCGAATATGAAGATGGAGGGATCAAAATTCAAAGACCCCTCTCCGTTATTGATCACTCTACGATCACTTCTCTCCCCACTGGTTATGAGCCGGTCAGCCTCGCTGTAAGCGATGTGCTTCGTCCAGCCATCTACGAGTGGTCAGACTTTGTGGCTCCAATCGTGATTACCAAGAAAGAGGAAATGGAGAACCAGTCCGAGAAAGCGATCGTTAAGATCGTCGAAGCTCGCATGAAGAACGTGATGTCTATGCTCCGTCGTGAGATTAACCGTCAGGTTCTTGCTGGTAACTCAACTACTCTAACAACTCTCAACTCCCTCAATGGTGAGGCTTCCACTACTGGATTCCTTGAGGCTGGTGCCGCTGCGCCTGCTACTCAAACCAACACCGTTGGTGGTCTTCAGAAGTCTGCCCTAAATGTCCCCGGTTGGTATAACTCCTTCCTTCAGGGCACCGCAGGTACAGTTGTTGATGACATGACTCAGGTGTATCAGGACTGCCAGCAGTTCTCTCCCTTCGGTGATGTTCGTGCAATCATTGTAAACCCAGCGACCTTCGCTGCTTACAAGGCTGCACTATTCAGCAACGAGCGTTTCATCAACGAAAAGACTCTTGATGGTGGTCGTCTCCAGCTTGCTTTTGCTGGTGCGGCTGTTGAGCAGGACAACGAGATGCCCGCTAACGGCGGCGCTGCTACTCGTTTCTCAGCAGTAATGCTGAACTTCGAAGGTATCAAGATGGTTATGCATCCTGATGGTGATTACTCCGTTGGTCCATTTGAGCACATTTCAGGCACTACCGCTCGCGCGGCACAGCTTTACTGGAAGGGACAGCTTATTGCTGACCATCTCCGTGGTTGTGGTGTCCTTTCTGGTATTTAAAATAAAAGGAGAAATAATACTATGGCTACTCAAACTCTAATCCAGTACCTCGAACGCGAAGGTTACTCAGCACTACCCGGTGGTGCAAATGAACCAGTCGGTCCAGAAGCAATGCACAGGCGTCAGTCTGAAACCTTTACGGTTGCTGCATCTTCTACCGTTGGTGTAGGCGATGTTGTCCAGTTCGCTGTCGTTAACGGCGGTGGAGCTACGGTTGCTCTTGATGTTCGTCAGGCACCCGCAGACTCTCACGCTCTTGGTGTTTCCCGCCAAGCCGGCGTTTCTGGTGCGACAGGCACTCCTGCTCTTGTTGAGGTTGTAATCTCTGGTCTCGTCGAAGCTAAGGTTGAAGGCGCTAACAACGGCGGTAACACTGCCATTTCTAGCGGTGACTTCCTTTGTCTTGGTGACACCGCAGGTACTCTCTACAAGTACACCGCTGGTACTGATGCAATGCCCCACGCTATTGCTGTAGACGATGTTGGCTCGGGAGCAACTGCTACCGTTTCTGTCATCTTCCTCAAGCAGTTCTGATTAATATTTAATTAGACAATCACGTCCCTCACCTTGCTTTTGCAGGGTGGGGGATTTTTGTTTAAAATAATTGAAAATAAACTGGACTTTCTTGGTCGCTCAACTCGTTATATAAGTGTAGATGGTTGTTAGCCAACTTGACAGCGGCACTATTACTGATAGATAAGGAATAAATACATAATGAATCTAAAACAAATAAGAGAACAGATTAAGAATATTACAGATTACTCACCTGACTTACAAGCTTACAGTAATCAAATTGATTCTCTAATCAATAACTCATACTTTAATCTCTGGAGAAGCAAACGTTGGTCGTTTGCTCAGAAGACTGAATTCCTAGATGCTTACCCTGATATCACTTCAGAAAGAGAACTAGGACCCGCTGGTGGTACTCCAATCACAGCGGCTTGGAATGATGGTGCTAGATTAGTAACCTTCTCTGCTAATGTGTTTACTCTATTTGAACATAAAGATGTTTATGAAGGAAACATTATTGAACTTGAAGGTAGAGAATATACTATCCTACAGGTTCTAAGTACTACCACACTCACAGTTACAGAGCCTATTAGAAATGTTGGTGGTGTCTTAGCTATTACAGAATCTCCTAACTGGAGAGCTAAAGCACGCTTCTACACTCTACCAGAAGACATGGTAGAAATCCTTTCCTTAGCACATAGGGACATTCCTGTTGGTAGTGCTGGTGCTGGTAGAATCCTTCCTCCATACGGAAAGCTATATGGTATCCTCCCCAGACATGATGAAGAACTGGGTCTAAGAGAAGACTATGCAAGCTCCTATGCTGAAGCCTACATTCCAGTATCACCAACGGTTGTTCCGCCTGCTGAGAAACTAATCATTACTTATCCAGCCTTTGAAGTAAGTCCCGGTTTAACAGATATTCCTAATGAAGAATACTATGAAATCTGTTGGTGCTTTATGGATCCAACAGGACAGCTTGGTCCTCTATCAGAATCTGTTATTACTCAGTTTGAGAACCCAAGTCCTAACACACAGAACAAGCGCCTGAAGATTAACTTTCTTACATTTGATGATAAACCAGTTAAGTCTGCTAACACTACCTATGCTTCAGGACCGGGAACGAAGAGACCCTTTGAGGGTCTCAAGAAAGTTGTTTGGTATAATGCAAACTTCAATCACATCACAGGCGAAAGATTAGGTCTTCCTCTTTGGAGACAAATCATTACAGGTCTACCAGTTACATCACCTGTTGTTCTTAACACTACTAATCAAGACGACCCACTCGTAGTGGCTGACACAATTGATGAACTTCTTATCTTCTCTAAGGACTCCTTCAGACAAGGTACTAAGATCTATCAGGAATATGATGGACAACATTTCCGCATCAGACCTTACCCACGTATTGATGCTTTTGATTTTGAATACTTCCATGTTGACCCAGTAGGCGTAGCACCTCTTCGTATCAGAGACTTCTTCCGTAGATTAGAGCTTCGCTACTACTACAAGCCTGCACCTTTGGCTATTGCTACTGACGCACCAGTTCTACCCTACGAATTTCATAGCTTGATTGTTTATGGAACACTAGAAGATCTTTATAACAAGAATGGAAACCTTCAGCTTGCTAGGGTTTATAGAGATAAGATTGATATGAAGATGAAGCAGTTGGAGAAAAGGTATATTGACAGAACAGACTTAGCCCTACAGAAAGGTCAGTTTGGTATCTCACGTCGTAGATACATCTTTGACCAGCAATCATTAAGGAACAAATCTCTATGAAATCCAGTTCAACTGGTGATCGTATTGCAGGTGGTGTTGACCAGCGATATGAAGCACCTACAGAAACAGCCTCTTCTATTTCTAACATGCGTCGTGATGACGTTGGATACGGCTGGCTTAACGACAGGGGATGGGAGCATGAGTGTAAACCTAATGCTAACCACTCGCTCTCTAATACATCCACCCTTACCCAAGACAAATCAAGAGTATATGTTTGGAATAGACATAGAGGCTCAGAGATCTACAAAGTATATAAGACCGCCGATGGTATTCTAAAGTATGAGCATGGCAACACCTATGGTCTTGGCTCGGCTACCTTCCCCTTCTTTCGTACCCTAAATTTTACACCGAGAGTTTCTAATAAATCTGATGACCCCGATGAGCAATACACTCCTTTCGGTAGGTTTCTCAGTATTGTTAATGGTAAAGATCTACCCCTAAAGTGGTGGGGTCGAGAGCGTTGTTTTCCTTTTGGATTCACAGAGCCCACACCACCCCTACAGCTTACAGAGCCAGATCCTGATTACTATACTGGGACTTGTGACTTAGATGCAGATCCACCCACTAGTACATACAAGCCACCCAAAGGTGGCAAGGTTTCTATGGGCTTTACTTCAAATACTTCTGGTGGCGGACTAGGAGAGTTCGGAGATAACAAGTCAAACCACTACCAATACAAAGTTAGTTTTATTTCAGACACAGGTTCAGAGTCACCGCTTTCGACGGTGACTTCAGTTAGATGGTCAAACACCGCAGCCACAGAGAACACTACCTTTGGTGTGTTTATTGATAAGGTTCCCACAGGACCACCCGGTACTTCTGCCCGTAGAATCTACAGAACCAAATCACTTGGAGATCTACGCAACGATGCAAGAGACCAGCAGTTCTACTTGGTTAGACAAATAGACGACAACTGCACTATCAATCATTTAGACGTAATGCCTGATGACCTTCTTACTATTGGTGCCCCCAGTCGCTTTGCTTCTTCAGTAATCTCAACCTCTTACCGCTTCTCTTCTAACTGGGACAATCGTATGTGGTTGGCTGGTGGGCAGGGAACTGACACTCGCCTTATTTATTCTGACCAAGGATTACCAGAACAATTTGGAACATTTAATTACTTCGATGTAGGTAACAGAGCCGGCGGTGCTA